ATGCTCCACGTCAAGCCCTGCACCCTGCGAAACCTCGTTTACCGAAACAAGATTGGATTCATCGTGGATGGAAAGCAGTACTTCTTCAAGGTTGCCGACCTCAACGAGTACATCAATCAGCACTACACCCCTGCAACCCCTGAAACCGATTCCCCCTCACTCTAACCCATAACGAAAGGAAAGACCATGTCGAACCTCCCCACCATCAAACCACAAACCATCACCGCACTCGATACAGCCGCCACGCAGGGCGCGCTGACCGCCACTGGAGGACACTTCACTCGCGCACTTGCTACGGCAGCGGCGGTGAACACCCTCCGCGAACTGCTCTCCGCAGACGTGATGAAATCCGTCATGCCCTTGCAGAACACATCCCTCGGCTTTATGACCGACCGCAAAGATGCACCCTACTCGGTGGACACTGTGCGCGACTGCCTCATCGAAGCCGTGCTGAACGGCGTTTCCCCCATCGGCAACGAGTTCAACATCATCGCAGGGCGGTGCTACATCACCAAGAACGGCATGAGGCGTAAACTCGCGAACATCGCAGGACTGTCCTACACCATCACCCCCAGTCTGCCGAAGACCAGTGCCAACGGCGATGGAGCGGCAGTCATCATGACTCTTGACTGGACGTACAACGGAAAGACCGAACACAAAGAACTTCCCCTCGCTATTCGCGTGAACCGAGGCATGGGAACGGATGCCATTCTCGGCAAAGCAACGAGGAAAGCGGCGGCATGGCTCTACGAAGCCGTGACTGGCACGTTCGTCAACGAGGGTGACACCACCGATGACTCCATCCCTGTCGAAGCCAAGCCCATCGAATCCCCCATCGAGGTTGAAACCGCACAGACCGCAACGGATGGCGAACTCCCCATGTAATCACAATAGCCCCTCGCGAGAGGGGCAAACCATAAGGAAAACAAAACCATGGAAACCGACTTTAAGACCTTTTTTAATGAACTGAAAAAGTACCTCGTGGACGAACTCAACAATGCAACTGAGATGCGCGAGTTCAATAACGGCGCAATCAGCGCAATATGCAGAATCATGGATTTCATAGACAACCCAATGCCCACCCCTCTTGAATCCGTCAAAATCGAAGAAAAGCAGGAAGAAAAGGAAGATAAGCCGTACTCTGACACCCCTCCCATCACCGAACCTGCCGACAGATGTGGCAGACCTCGCGAGAGGCTCTTGATTGCTGACGGACATGACCATGCTTTCAAGTGCGGTCAGGATATGCTTGAATACTTCGACCTCATGCAGTACTATGGCAAGTTCATGCACCTGTTCCAACGCAAGGGAGGCAGAGAGAACCTCGTTGAGTACGAAGCGAACGCCCTGCGGAAACTTCTTTGGGAAAAGTGGCAGATTCGCCTCGATTCCTACACCGCGCACGGCTTTGACGGACTCGCCCACACCATCATGTTCGAAAAGGAAGAGGAGAAAGAAAATGCCTGACCTCACCATCCACCATCCTTTCTCGCCCTCTTCCCTCAACAGACTCTCCCTTTGCAGTGGCTCTTGGAAGATGACCAAAGACCTCCCTGAACCTCCGCAGAGCGAAGATGCCTCAGAGGGAACTATGCTCCATGCCCTCATCGCCTCCAATGACGGAGAAGCGTTTGAAAAGCAACTCGCCACACTGACCGAAGAGCAACAGAGTGCGGTCATCGACTGCCTCTCTTTCCGCATGGGTCTGCATGACGATGCCGACAAAGTCATGTCTGAGTATCACACGTCCATCAAAGACGAAGACGGAAACGAAATCACCGCAGGGTGGATTGACTTTGTTGTGATTCACCCTGACAAGACCGCAGACATTGTTGACTGGAAATTCGGCAGGACTCCAGTGCCTGATGCCAACCGCAACTTCCAACTCGCAGCCTATTCCCTCGGCGTGATGCAGGAGTTCGGCGTGACCGCCGTGACCGCGCATATCTTTCAACCTCGCATCTCTCAGCACACATTCTACACGTTTGAGAAACCGATTGCCATTCTCGTCAACCTCAAGAGAATCATCGCCCAAGCGCAGAGCGACACCATCCACCTGACCGCATCAGACGAGGCTTGCCGTTACTGCAAGGCGGCATCCACCTGTCCTGCGTGTAATGCGCGATATGGGCTTGTTCCTGCCGACATTCAGCAGAATATGCTGAGTGACCCTGCAAAGTTGCTCGACCTTTGGGAGAGAGCGCAGATGGCAAGCAAACTTGTGGATGCAATCAAATCTGCCGTGACGGACTACATCAAAGAGCATGGCTCTCTCGGTGACTGGACGATGGAGCAGAGAGCAGGGAGGCGAGAGTTCAATGACAACGAGGCGGTGCTTAAAAAGGCAAGGGCTATCGTGAGCGAGAGCGAACTTGCCCAGTGCTACACCATCAGCGTGACTTCGGTCATTGACAAGATGGCAGACTACTTCGTTGCCGATGCGAAGAGCCGTGGCGAAAAGTGGCTCAAGAAAGATGCGAAGAAACACGCCGAAGCAATCCTCGCCGACTACATCGTGCGGAGGGATGGCAGTGCGGTGCTGACGAAAGGAGCGAAGAAATGAACACACGCATGACAGGACACAAAAGCCGAACTTTCCAAAACCCTTTGGAACAAATCAATCGGCGTAGGGTGACAGAATACTTTCCTGATGACAAACCGAAACGCAAACCGACTCCGAAATGCGTGAATCAGAGCGCAGGATTCTCCGCGAGAAAGAAGAACAAGAAATGACGTTCAGTGAAATCACGGCTGACTGTGCTATTTCTTTTCTCCTGCCTCGTCATTACAGTGGTCGCGTTCCGTCTATTTGCAAGGCGTTCGGATGGTTTGACGATGATGGCAACCTGAAAGCCGTATGCACGTTCGGCAAACCTGCATCACCCAGTCTTTGCGATGGTGTTTGCGGAAAAGATTACTCTCAAAACGTGTATGAACTGAACCGACTCTGCCGAACCGATGACCTGACTGCGCAACTCTCGCAGTTTGTGGCTGCTTGTCTGCGCTCTCTTAAACGGAAAGACTGGATTATCGTCAGTTATTCCGATACACAGATGCACCACAATGGATATATCTATCAGGCTTGCAACTTCATCTATACTGGATGTACAAAGCCAAGAACTGATTTATATACCAATAGAGGAAAGCACTCGCGACACTATCGCCATGAAGCGCAGTCAGGTCTGAGAAAAATCCGTAGTGCAAAACATCGTTACATCTACTTTTGCACGGCAGACAAAAAAACGAAACACGCATGGATGAAAGCCCTGAAATATCCAGTCTGCGATTATCCCAAAGGAGTCAACGAGAATTATATCCTCGGTCATTTTATGCAGGACGTAATTATCAAAGACCCCAATGCCAAACCAATCAACTATGACGATGACCTGTTTGGAGAACTTTAATGCCTCCGATTGACGAAACAAATAATCGTTGTTGTGCAAACTGCAAGTTTGCTATCGAATGGGGTTGTGAACTGTATTGTGAACGTACTGAGCAATATGTTGACCCATCCGAAACTTGTGATTTGCATAGATACGAAATTCGTTGCGAGGAAGACTTTATCGAAAGGTCAGACAACTATCTCCGTTGGCTCTATAAGCAGGAACTTCATTTCTCTTATAACACGGACGATGACGAATGAGGAAAGGAAATACAATGATAACCACTGAACAAACCCCACCTCCTGAACCATCTTGTGAGTCCTGCAAACATCTCTGTCCTCGCTGCGGAGTCTGTGACGTATGGTACATGATGGTTGACCCTGACGAGTGTTGCAAGTACTACGAACGGAGAGAGGAGTGTGATACCGATGAATGAAATATTAACATATCAGTCTGTTGATGACTTTCTTAAAAGATTCAATGGGAGGGAGTTTACAAGGTATTCAAGTATTGGATACGTCTATATCTGCGAATATTGTAACTACACAAAGATAGGGTCTACAACTCAACCAAAAAAAAGAATCAAGCAACATGAATTAAATGCAAGGGTCTATGGAAATAATCGAATTGGACTTATTTCTATCACATCATTCCCATTTAAGTTTTATAAAGACTTTGAGAGATTCTTGCACCTGATTTACGAAGATAGAAGAAAAAGAAGCGAGTTGTTTGAAATTAAACACAAACAAGTCTTTCCAGTCTTTGTTACCGAGTATGCTAACTTTCTTCGCTTTCTCAATGGTGATTCTGTTGCAAACAAGAATCAATTTGACAGTGTTCTGTATGATTATGTTAGGTTTACAAGGAACAATAATGTCTGAATCAATAACACTGACTCGCGAGTGGATGAGTTTACTTGGAACGCTTCTGTCTGATACCGCTCGATGGAACGTGTTGCAAGCAGTAATGGACTATGCAACTGACGGAACAGAGTCATGCGGTCTTGACGGAGATGAAATGCGTGTGTTTGTGATTATAAAGCAGAGAATCAAAAACCGCAAATGCAAGGCTAACTATCTTCGCAAAAAGAGGCATGAAAATTCTACAGTAGAATCTACAGTAGAATCCACTCCGTTTGAACTTGAGAGTTCTACAGTAGAATCTACAGTAGAATCGAAAAACAACTCACAGTCCACGTCAAGTAACCAACATATAGATACTATTAATACCCCCTCTTGTAAATCTAAAGATTTACTTTGTTCCCCCAAGGGGGAGGAAAAGAAAAAATTCGCTCCTCCAACTCTTGACGATGTCATCGAGTATTGCAAGCAACGCAGGAACGCAGTGGATGCCGAACAATTCCATGCCTTTTATTCGGCGAATAACTGGATGGTAGGTCATGGAAACAAGATGAAAGACTGGAAAGCAGCAGTCCGTTATTGGGAACGCTCCATGTATATGCGCAGGAAAAAACTCACCGAAACACGCGACTACAGTGGCATCTAAGCGGAATCAAAGGAAACACGTCTGTAACGCGAAATAAGCCAAACCAAACATCGAACCCCATAAAGTTATCGCCCTAACCCTTAACCACCACTTAAAACGCAAAGGAAACAAAACAACCATGAGAAACACCGAGATGATTTGCAGGAACTGCATCTATCGAGTGAAAGGCGGTCATCGTGGCTATGTCTGCGAACTGACTGGCAAGCACCTCTATTGGAATCAGCAGTCCTGCCCTGACCATGTCGAAACCGCCAAGTCCTACTGGAGCGACCATAAGGAGGACAAGCCGAAATGAATCAGGAGTATGTCGAAATTACTACCTCCTGCATGAGATGCGGTGAAATGGCAGTCCTCAAAGAACTGGCTTGGATGGTCGAAATCTTCAAGAAGAACGGTCAGCAGTTCCCCTACCTATGCCCCAAGTGCGAAGCGGAACGCGATGCCGAGAAGAAACGGCAGGAGGAAGAGGAGGATGCCAAGTATGCCGAGTGCCTCGACTCAGACTTGGAGGAGGCAGGAGTGCCGCCGAACTACCGACTGGAAACTCCCCCAGTGCCGAAAGTGGCAGACTTCCTGCAACGGCACATTGACGAGAACATCCTTTTCTCCGCTCCGTCAGGGATGGGGAAATCCACATCCGCAGGGTATCTCGCAAGGAAACTCATTCTCAATGGAAAGAAAGTCAAGTACATGACCCTATCTGAACTCTTGGACGAATGGAGGGAGGCGAGATGCTCCGACTACCCCATGTCCGTCAAGAATTTCCTCTCCTATCTTGAGTGGCGTGACGTTCTCATCGTGGACGAGGCTGCCGATAAGACAGTGTCCACTGCATCAGCGCAGGAGTGTATGTTCCGTCTGTTGGAGGATGTGACCAACGGAGTCTGCAAGGCACGTCTGTGGCTCTTGGGCAACTACTACAAGGGTGCTATCGAGGACGTGTTCGGCAACGGAGAGGCGGCAAGACGGAGGCTCAACGAAAAGTTTTACTGTGCCATCATGCGAGATAACCAAATCAAACATATCAAACTCTAACGGAGGACAACACAATGACGTGCAAAGACTGCGTACACCATGAAAAGTTCCATGACGATGCGTTTTACTGCGAAGCGCAGAATGACCTCATGGACGATGACGATTATGACCACGCCGAACTGTGCCACTGGTTCTGCAAGATGGATGACGGAGAGGTGACGGAATGAGAGCGAGAAAACCAATCGAGCGACCCTTTGTGGAGTCCTTTTCCGAGAAAGCAGGGATTCTCAAACGGACGAAAGACAAAGTGCCAAGAATGTACTACCTCTGCGGTGCTATCACCAATGACCCCCATGCGGAACTCAAGTTCTCCCTTGCGGAAATCTATCTCAAGGGCAGCGGCAATCAGGTCATCAACCCCATGCGCATCAGTCCAGTCGGAACTCCGTGGCATGAGGCGATGAGCGCAGACCTCGAAATACTCGTTTCCATGAAGAAAGTCTATATGGAGTTGCTGAAACTCTCCAACAAACTCGATGTTGGCAAAATCTACTACCCCACCATCGCCCTCATTGACCCTCTTTCTCGGCAGATTGACTCCAAGGGCATGACACTGGAGGTGTCCTTTGCCAGTGACATTCTTCCAGTCATCCAACTGTCAACGAGATGGGATGAGATACTTTTTCAAGCACTTAACGAGGTGAACGAGAAAGTGTTAATTTCCGAATCTGCACAAAAAATGCAAAAATCCGAATTAACAGAAACCGAGGTGGAAGAATGAACTCTGCCGACTTTCTCAACGAACTCATCGAACTGGCTGCGAAGCATGGCAAGAGCCACTATATGCTGAACCGCATGGCGAAAAGTGGCTCTGCCTCACTCGACAACCTCTCTAAACTCGCCGAAGATATGGGCTACCGAATCGCCATCCACTTCCCTGACAAAGACGGATGGTACTCCTGCGGAGGCAAGTGGAAAGAACTCGTCAAGATGATGGTGTTCCACTTTTGGACTGCCGAGGACGAGGAAATCATCGCCAGTGGCAACCTCGACCAACTGGAGAAGATTGACCGCACAAGCGAACGCAGGACACGTCTGCTCTATCAGTTCGGCATGGATGCTCGATGCTTCACCTCTTGGCTGCAAAAGGGGCAAGTGCCGAAACTGGAGTCTTTTTTGGTTCTCGCGAGAGCCGAGGGATTCCAAGTCAAATGGTCGAAAATACCCACCGAATAACCCATAGAAAGGAAACACAATGAAGAAACCCAAATACCCTGAAATCGCGTTCCTCATGTTCAAACTGGACACGGAACTCACCGAAATGAACCGAACGCAGGAGCGCATCACCAAACTGAAAGACGAGATCTGGACGAAGATGCGTGACTACAACCTCAGTCATGTCTGCTATGACGGACTGTTCTCCGCATCGGCAAGAGGCAAATCCCTCGTTGTCGGTCACAGAGCGCAGTCTGAGGAGGTGGAGAGATGAGTTACTACCGCGACAAAGACAAAGAGGCGATGGTGCGCGATGATGCCGAGATTATCTCCCTGCTGAATCGTCTTTTGGACTGGGAACTCGGCTATGAGCCTGAGGAACTCAACGTGTTTATCCGTGTTTCGTGGCGTTTGCATGAAACGCTCATCAAAATAAAAGAGGAACTGGAAAGCGAGGATGACAATGACTGACTATCTTGACGAACTCTTTTGCAAGGCGGTTGCAAACTGCGAGAGGGTGACGTGCATCCGTTGCCCCATGTTCTCCCTCACTCCTCTCAAAAACGGAAACCACTGCTGCATCTCTGAGATTATGAAAGAGGCTCAGCGTATAAAAGCGGAAAGCGAGGAAAAGCCATGAGTACCATTGTCTGTCACACTTGCCACTTCAACGATAAGAAACGGCACAAATGCACGGTTGACGAACATACCATCCCCATCAGCGGAACGTCCTACTGCCAACTGTGGAACTCGCCCTATATCTGCGAAAAGTGCGAATCGTTTCACTTGGTGCATCCTGAGCAGGACACTCCGTGGTGTTCTAACACGGATGTGGAACTTTCGGATGACTTCGATGGTGAAATGCCGCCTTGCTTCATGCCGAAAGGAATAAGAAACAAATGACTGACGAAACGAAAAAACTGTTCGATGCGCCGTGGAAAGCTGTTGAAATTGTTGATACGAACTTTCCGTATTTACACGAATGCGAAATCGTTTCAAATAACGGAAAAGGTCACATGATAGCGACCGAAGTATTTCGCACAGATGCAAATCGCCTCGCCCGTCTGCCGGAAATGTGCGATGCGCTGGTGGAAACTGTGTACTACAAGTGCTTTGAGTGCATGGGTGGACTTCGCCATAACATCGACATGACGCGAGAAGAACTCGTAAAAAACGGATGTCCGAAGCAGAATAAAAGCAACGTGTGCATTTATGTCAAACACATCGAACTCCTGCGGAAAGTGAGGGATGGGGAATGAGGCTCTTTCGAGGCAGAGGACTGGAGTGCTACAACTGCGTGTGGCACAGAACCACGGAAAGCGGTGAAACAGTCTGTGGAGTGGATAACTCCCTCCCATACAGAAGCAAGATTGACGGAAAGTTGGTCAAGCATCCTGCATGGAACTGTGAGTATTTCATCAAGCGACACGCAGGAAACGAAACACTTGAGTTCTCCGTGAAATCAAAGGACACTTGCACCTGTCATTATTGCCACAATGCGTTTGTCCATCCATCAGTTCCGAATGGAATGATATATTGTGTGCGACTTGACACTTACAAGCCTCGCGATTCATGGTGTGAGAACTGGACACCATACAGACCTGAGGATGATATTTTCAATCAGGAGGAGGAGAAATGAAATGTTTGTTTGTTAAAGCCCCCTTTGCCAAGTGGATTGTCAGCCGTGTTGATGGGTATGACGTTGGCGTTAAGTTCATCGAGTACAGAACACGCCCAACAAACATCCGTGGCAGAATCGGCATTATTCAAAGTGGCACTAATACTGTCATCGGTGATGTTGAGATTTGCGGATGTATGTTTTCTTATGATTTGCGAATGTACCTTTGGAGTCTTGTTCTGCCTCACCGATATGTCACGCCAGTTCCGTTTATTCCAAAACGTGGTGCAATCGTATGGACAAACGTAGACTATGACCCCTATTCGCAGAAATACATGGATGCCATTTCAAAAGAGGATTCCGAGCGTGAATCTATAGAGTACGGCAAGGCATTGACCGACTGGATGAAAAAGTAATTCCTTTTTCACAACCCCCACCCAAAATCTAACCCACCCCCCTATGCAGTGGAGAAAGGAAAACAACGATGTTGCGTATGAAAGATGGAGTAGTCCGTGCTGAAATCCGTGACGGAATCGCCTACGGCTATGATGCAAACGGAATCTGCGTGTTTCAAGAGCCAATCTGCAAGCCGAGAAAATATCAATGCACTGCTTGTGTACGTGACAAATGTACTTGTCAGTGCTATGGTAGTCCAGTGCGAGAAAACTGTTGGTACGGCGTTGAAATGCAAGAGTGGACTGAAATAGAGGATGAATGAAGAACACTGGCTCTCCGCAAACCGAAACTGGAATGTGGAGAGCCATTTTTAAAGGGGCAAAATAAATTTAAAAAATGAGGGTCTAAAAACGCTAAAAACCCCTTTTTCGACCCCTCGACCCTTCGTTTTTCGAACTATTTTTAAACCGAATAGCCACATCTAAGACCGTAGGATAATGAGGGGTATGGGGAGGGGTCTGAAATGACGGATTGACCGTCATTTGATTTGGTAAGGGTCTAAGCATTTTCATTGTAAACATACAGATTTAGACAAGTGTTTATTGTGGTTTGTTTGGGTCTTGTTTCGCCTTTTGCCATCGAGCCGCAGCCGCCTTTTTAGCGCGTTCAATCCGTTTTGCTTTCGCCATTGTGGTACTTGCCTTTTGTGCCTTTAGCAAGTTTTCACGGCTTGTCTTGGCTTTCTTTTCTGTTTTGATTTTGCCTAATGCGCGCGCGTATTCCGTGAAATCGAGTTGCATTTTATCCTGATTTCCTTTATGTTTGTGTATGTGGGTATAATGGCACTATAAGCCGTTTGTGCATGGGGAATCATGGCACAATAAGCACAATGTGTCACTAACGAAAATACGATGTTTCAAGCCGTTTTTACGGCTTTAATTGTGGGTCTGTTTGTGTGTCTTCTGTGGTGTGTGGTGTGTCCTCTTTTCGTTTGTGGTCTGTGTGGGTCTGATATACTCAATACTCCCACATACATTAAAAAGCATGGGGGAGGCTTGAAAACGTCAGGCGTTTTTATTTTGCTCGATGGTATCGAAATAGTGTTTCATTAGAGCAACAGAACAGAAAGCGCGCCTAACATCGTTTGTAGGCTCGTCAATGTCCATGTATAATTTACAGTACTCACAATCCCCAGTACAAACAAAGTCCGTTAGGACTCGAAAAGCGCGTTTAACGGCTTTGGGGTAGTACTCCCTTGGAACGTCTTCTATAAACATGGCTATACATCCTCTGTTTGTGGATATGGTAATATATCACGGCTTTTGCGTTTGTCAAGAGGATATACGGCTTTATTTCAAGTTTGTTACTTTAGCCCTGATGTAATAGTTAAGGCGCGCGCCTCCGTCACGGCTGCAAGTTGCTTTCTGAATCATGGAACAGAAAGCAAAGAAATCCGTTTTAGTTCCGTTCCGTTTGTTCATGCTTTCAAGCCCTTTTCGGCTAACAAGGGTAGTAGGCGCGCTTTCACTAAACAGATTTGACTTATTAGGACACATCGCGACTTGTGAGCCTCGATTAAAAGCCTTTTGTGCTGCCTCTTTCGTAACCTGTACGAAAGTCCAATCATTGTAGATAATAACGTTCATGGTTTTTACTCCTTATGCGGTTTTGTGTTTGAGGTTAGCCAATTCGCGCGCCATGTTGCACCATGCTTTAATTTCTTGGTCTGTCATGGAACGTGATAACGTACCACAGTTAATGAAAGTACGGATTAAGGATTCAGGGTCTTTCCCTGATTCCACACAAGAAATTAAGGCTCTTGCAATCCGTTCCGATTCTTTTTGTCTGTTCATGGGTCTGTGTTTCCTTTCTTGGTTTGGTTAGGGTATTAAGGGCTTTATACTACCCCCTTGCCTTACTGGTAAGGAGGTAGGCTAAAAACCTTAATTTGTCTTTCCTCTTGCAATATCGTGAGATATAGCGCGCTTAATTGCTCTGATTGTGTCACATTGGATATTTACAATAGGGTAATTTTCCAAAGATGTTACATACATTCCGTGAACATTACGAAAGACCGTATAACCTCGGAACATTCGACAAAAATAATATTCTGTCGAAAAGTCAATCATGCCATTAATTTTTTTCATGTTGGTGTACTCCTATGGTTTGTATTGGTGTGGTTACTGGATTTCCTGTAAAGCCTCGATAACATCGCCGAAAATACGCATAACGTTTTTGTATTCCCTTGTTACGGCTTTATAAGCCCTTTGGACTTTCTTTACATCCTCCCAAGATTCGACAGTATAGCCAAATTCGTTTACAAAATCGTCAATGCTGCCAACATCGTATTTTTGGAGGCAAGCAAGTACACTATAGTCTGTTGGCTTTTTGCCATTACTCGCGTTATAAACGGAATCGTGGAAGACAAACGAAAAGGAGCGGTTACCCCTTTTAATCCTGACTCGATAAGCAATTCCGAAATTCCAATCCGTTTCTCTACGTTCTTTTTCCTCCTGTTCATAGTCTAAATAATCATACTGGATAACTGTGTTAGTGTTGCTCAGGAAAATGCGCGCTTGCTCGTCATACTCGTTTTGGTCTTTGTGTGTGTCGTAAAACATGGTTTAAACTCCTTTGTGTTTTGTGGTGTGTTGGTGTGGGTATCGTGAAAGTTAGTTGTTTTCTTCGTCTTCTTCGCTTTCTTCGTCTTCTTCCGTGATTCCAAGTTGCTCGAAAATCCAATCAGACTCAAACCACAGAAAATCGTTAATTCCAACATCGCTCCAATCCTCTTCCCCCTTAATATCCTCTAACAACATTTCAAATTCCTCACATTTATTAGCCTCGATAATCTTTTCCAAGGTATCGACTCCCCCAGACCAAGCGCGAAAATCACGGATTGAAATTTCCTGTTTAATAATCATGGTGTAGACCTTTCTTTTGTTGTGTGTTTGTTTGTTTGTGGTGTGGTATTGGATTAGTTGTAAAACGCATTTACCCTTTGATAAATGGCATATTCGACATTGGTAATAAACATTTGGTACATTTCTTTGGTGTACTTGACAAAATGCGCGATGTTTTCAAGGTCTGTCATTTCCTCATGGTACACGTATTGAGAAAGGCAATCCGTTTTATACTGTTCATACCCATTAAGGTACATGGCAGCGCCATAATTAATTACCTTTTCGCCTCTGTTTTGCTCGATGGTAATCGTAAATTCATAGTGTGTGTCTTCTGTGTCAAAAGACACAAGACCGAGGCAAGCACCATAATTAATGAATGTGTTTTTCTTCATGGTCTGTATTCCTTAGATTTTCGCGTCATTGGCGATGGTCTGTAATGCCTCAATAAAGGCATTAGTGTTGGTTTTGGGGTAGTGTTTGCTTTCTTCCTCGTAAGCCGTGAGGATGTTAGCAAGCCACATTTGAACGGCTTTGAACATTGTTTCTTGTTTCCTTTCTGAGTTGGTTTGTGTTGGGGTCTTGCTCTGTTCACGATATTAATATAATGCTTGTATAACTGTTTGTCAAGCATAAAACCGAAAAAAGTTTAAAAATAGTTATAACGTGAGGTTAAACACAATGAGTTATAACGAAATGAACGGAAAACTATAGAAAATCGAGGCTAATCACGTTCAAATGAACAGAAAACGAGGTTAGAACGCCATCACAATATTTTTTTACTGGTGTGGTCTGTGTTGCTTTTGTTGGTCTGTGTTGGTGTGGTGTGTTTCGTCTGTTTGTCTGTGGGTCTGTCATGCCATCAGGAAAGAAAGGTATCATGCCAATATTAAAAGGTATCATGTAAAAGTATCATGGTATATCAGGAGCGAAAGCACCAAGGGAAAACCAATCCCCAATCCTACCCCCTTTATAAATTGTCATTGTCTTATGAAATATGGAACGCGAAAGCAAACTAATAAATCTATCTTCTATGATTGTCTTGCATTAACTATCAATCTGTTTTCTTGACATTACCCCCTTACGGCTTTATATTCGTTTTGTGATTTGTTGACGTACCTTAATCTTTCATGGAATGATAATATAAATCTATTACAGACCTTAGAAATACCATAGTACAACAGTAATGAATCAACACTATTTCAATACTCGCGTATTTTTACCCCTGACCCCATCGAGGCGGCATGGCTTGCTACTTATCCACACCTTTTTCCGTCATCGAGTAGGGCAAATAAATTATGAAAATTTGGGTCGAATCTTTCAAAAATTTGACGGATTGTCCGTCATTTCGTCAAATCCTCATGGGGTCAGGGTCAACTCGGCGATACCTCGAAACCTCAATAATTTAGTTTAGTAAACTAAAAATGTTAGCAAAAAAGGTAGGTTCTGCCCCCAAAATAGGGGGGTTGCGGGTGGGCGCGTCAAGGTCAACATTTGCCTCAATTTTCCATTTTTAACCCCCTAAAACAAGCGATGCTTGTTTTTCCATGTCCGATACGGACTACAATATAAACCCATTAAAAAAGGACGTTACAAGTGACTAAAAAGGCATTTGACGAAGATGGATGGAACTCCATCAGGGCAACTGCTCTCCATTACGGCATCACCGACTCAGCGGTGTGGCAAGCGGCGCGTGATGGCAAGATTGAATCCAAGGGGAGTGGCAGACGGAGGCGAGTCAGGGGCAAGTGTGCAGGATGGACAACCACCGACATTCTGACTCCTGCGGAGGAAGAACCGACAGAGCCAGTGAAACGTGGCAGACCGATGACCATGACCCCTGACTACAACACATCCAAGGCAGAGAAGATGGCTGCCGATGCGGAACTCTCGCGACTCAAGGTGGAGAAAGCGAGAACGGAACTTGCAGGGTATTACTGTGGCATATTGACCGATGGCATCATCAAGGCTTTCAGCGGATTCAAGGTGCGACTGGTGGAACTGAATCTGTCCAAAGCGCAACTCGATGCTCTGCGGAATGACGTGGATATCGCACTGGCTGACCTACGGCAGTATGTCATCAAGGCGATAGAGGATGGAGAGGACACTGACGATGAAACTGACGATTGACGATTTCAAGCCAGTCTTCCAGTTCATCCGCGACTTCTTCGCCATCACGCCACGGCGCGACATAGTCGAATGGGCTGAGGACTCCATCGACTTCTCCGATGATATCTCTGCCGAAAGGAAGAGGCTCGACTTCTCGCTCTCTCCGTTCCTCATAGACCCTCTGCGGTGTTGGGATTTCAGTGGGAAGATTCGCGAGGTCACTGTCTGCGGTATCGAACAACACGGCAAGACTCTGTTGGAGGTCATCGGCGTGACCTACTGCATGGTGCATAAGCCCTGCGCGATGCTCTGTGTCTATCCGTCTGATGACCTTGCCGCCGATATCAACAAGAGCAAGTATGAACCGATTATCAAGCACATTCCGCAACTGGCTGCGGAACTGGCAAGACCGCACTCATCTCGGCGCGACCGATACACACTCGGTGCATCCACCATGTACTTCCAAGGTGCAGGGGTCAAGATTATGTCGAGGTCTGCGAAGATTCGCGTGTTGGACGAGGAAGACCAACACCCAGTGGTGAAAAACCTCGATGCGGTGGAGGACACTCGCAAGCGTGGACGTTCCTACAGTGAATCCATTCTCTATCGCGTGTGTACGCCTACGGAAAAGACTGGCTCTATTTGGAGGGCGTTCCTCGCAGGGAGTCAGGGGTATTGGACTCTGCGGTGCAAGTCCTGCGGTGAACTCACCATGAAGAGTTGCGACTTCGGCAACTTCCAGTTTGAATCCTCCTACGATGAGGAGCGTGGTCTTTACATCGTCAAGCCGAACTCGATACGGCTGATATGCCCAAAGTGCAAGCATGAGCATAAGGAGTCTGACAAGGTGTGGATGAACCGAGAGGGCGCGTATGTGCATGAGTTCCCTGAGCGCATTGACCTCAGACCATCATTCCAGTTCGGTGCATTGGCATCCCAGTTCAGTTCCATGTCATGGACAAGGATTGCCGAGAAGATTCTTGAGTGCGGTAAGCGGAGCGATGTGAAAGCACACTACGAACTGGACAACTCTTTCAAGGGGTTGCCGTACTCGCCTCGCACGGTCAGTGCGGATGATTGCCGACACTTGCAGGAACACTTCTATCGACCTGACCAGTTGCCTCCTGCAAGCGACATTGAACTTGTTTTTATGGTCAGCGACACGCAGGATGATTTCTCACCCACTGGAGTCTTTGCACTCGATGTGCATGACAACCTTTGGCTCTTGGAGTACGCCAACATCACGCATCTTTGGCTGACTGCCGCCGACAGAGAGGCACTGGAACACTCCACTGGAGAGCAAGTGAAGACAGTCGAGGACATTCTTAATAGCGAAATCCGCATCCACGATGAAACCATCCGTCCTCTGTTCCATGTCATCGACTGGCGTGGACACCGACAGAAAGAGATTCTTGAGTATGCGGCAGTCCACCGAAACGCCATCCTCTACGCAGGAGCAGGGCAACGGCAACTTGAACCTTACAAGACCTCGCAGAAGCGGAGGCGGTTGTTCTATGTGAGCGCAGCAACCTACCAAAAGCAACTCATTTGGTCACTTTACCGCCACCGCAATAAAGAGGGCGATTATCTCTACTTGCCTGAGGACTTGGATGGCAAGTTCCAAGCGGAGATAGTGTCCGTTCAGCCTGACCGCACGTCCAAGTCAGGTCATCTCCCTGAGAACTGGAAACCTGAGCATGATGTCGTTCACGATGCGTTTGACGTACTCAAGATGGCTTTCTTCGGCAAAGACCTCGCCTATGCGATGCTTGACCCAAACAAGTTCAGAGCGAGGCGTTCCCCTGCGTTGCACCGCATCCGCAAGAGGTGGTTTGATGCTCGTCAAACGTCAAATGTCGATAGTTAGTGTTTTAGCGGTTGAAACTACTCACAGTCCACTCTAAATTGCTATCGGAAACTCTTTTCTGTTGGGGTTTGTGGGTTGAGAGAGAAAAAAGGGAGCAAGAGGGCAACCGCGCACGGTCATTTGTTTTGTTTTCCTTCCGTGTTCTGCCTCGGCAGATGCCCTCATTTCCGCTAAAAGGGAGCAGGAATGTACTACACCGACACCACGATTCACTTTCCGCAAGTGAAGAACGCCGTGCAGATGGCGTTCAAACAACTGTCTGCGACCTCGGCTGCATCCACCATCGTGACCACCGCGCAGGGAGGATTCTTCGTCTTTGCCGCGCCGCTCGCAGGAAACTACTCTTATCAGCAGACCGATGCCGATGGCAACGTAGTCGGCTTTGGGCGATTCCCAGTGGCACAGAACCTCGCGACTGCCCCTGCGAACTTTGACCCTCGCTCCAATGCCGAAAAAGCACTGGAGGCAATCGAGGCGAAGATTGAGGGCAGAATCCTGACAGTCGAGCAGAAACAGATTACCATCGGCGATAGAAGCATCACCTATGTGAACTCCATCACCGAACTCGAAAGATGGCGCGACTACTACAAGCGCATCGTGGACGAAGAGCAGGGCATCAAAGACTGCAAGACCGAGGTTTGCTACCTCAAGAGGGTATGAGAATGAAACTGGCTATCCGCAATCCTTTCAAGCGCAAGCACCGCAAGGTGAACTCAGGCTCTCTTGACGTGCGTATGTTCAATGCCGCTCAGCACAACCGCCTGACCGACTGGCGCGTTTCCTATCAGCGTGTCAATGGTGACTTGTTTGTCCAGTGGCAGACCATCACGCTCCGTTGCCGTGACCTCGCCATGAACAATGAGTCCGTCATCGGTCTGCTTCACAACCTCACGCGAAACGTCATCGGCGCGAACGGCTTCACCCTGCAAAGCAAGGCAGAACCTGTCGAACTCAGACCCATCATCGAATCTCTGTGGCGCGACTACAACGCAGGGAGTTCCAAGGCGGTTGCATTTGACGGACACGCAGGGGGGCGCGACTTCGATATGCTCGTCCTGCGTTCCCTCGTCATTGACGGAGAGTGCTTCATCCGCAAGGTCTATGACCCAGTCAGCCGTTACGGATGGCGTTATGAGGTCATTGATGCCATGCAGATTGACCCAATGTATATGGTTCAACGCCTCGACAACGGAGGTAAAATCTTCATGGGCATCGAACTCGATGCGAGAGGGCGCGAGGTTGCCTACTACTATCGTCCTACTGTGGATGAGCAGTACTACACTGGCGCGCGCGAACGCCTCGATGCCAAAGATATCATTCACCTCTTCCGCAGGGAGTTCCCCTCGCAGTATCGTGGCATTTCCATGCTTGCAGGAGCGGTGATGAACCTCAAGCAGTTGGACGATTACCGCACTGCCGAACTCATTCACGCTCAGATTGGCTCTTGTTGCATGGGCGTTTGGGAGTGGAATGGGCAGAATCCTGATGACATTATCACGGATTCCAGTGCCGACGATAAAGGTGAATTTGTGAGGGAAATCAAGCCGGGAATCTTCCCCATCGCTCCGCGAGGCTACAGTGCCAAGTTCCTACAGAATCAGGGGGCAAATCCGCAGTTCCCATCCTTTGTCAAGAACATCCTGCGCAGTATCTGCAACTCCCTCGGTCTGTCCTATAACAAGGGCAGTGGGGATTATGAGAGCGTGAACTATTCCAGTCTGCGCGAAGCATCTCTTGAGGACAGAGAAACGTTCAAAGAGTTGCAGACCTACCTCATCGAGAACTGGAAAGACATTCAGTTCAAGAACTTCATCGGCGCGCTCATCGCCAAGGGAACTGTCAGAGCGCAGTCGCTTGCCATGCTGAAACCGCATAAGTTCTTCGGCAGACGTTTCCAGTGGGTTGACCCCCAAAAGGAAATCAAGGCGAAAAAGGAAGAGATGGCGATGATGCTGACTGACCCCATCAGCGAACTTGAGGCAAGAGGGGAAGACCCTGACGAGGTCATCGCTCGTTTCGCCGAGTGGAAGAAGAAACTTGACGAAGCAGGACTCGGTGGTTTTTGGGATGCCACGTTCGGCTTGAAAGAGCCTGAAATCATCGAGGATGCCAACGAAGACGATAACGAATCACTTGAAAACGTGGAGGATAACAATGATTGACCCTGACGTTGACTATGACAATCTTGAAATCAGTTTTTCGTGTGCCTCGTCCTATCCATACAAGCGTTATGACTGGTGGAAAGACGAGTTCTATGCGGAGGTCTTGAAGATTTCAGACGAATCCATCGACATGACACGCCTCAACGGAGGCGCGAGTGTCCTCAAGAACCATGACACCGACATTGTTCTCGGCAAAGTTGTCCGTGCTTGGTGCGAGGGTGACAAACTCTGTGTGCGCATCCAGTTCCGCTCTGACAACATGAGCAAGGCTCTGTTCGAAGACCTCGCGAGAGGAACTGTGCCGAACGTTTCCATCGGCTACCGCTATGACCCTGAGAAAGACGTTCGTACCTACACCAATGAGAACGGCGAGAAAGTGCGCGAGGTCGAGCATTGGGAGGCTTACGAGGTGTCTGTCGCAGTCGGCATCCCTGCTGACCCCACTGTTGGATTCTATCGTTCGTTTGACACTGAACTTCAGCAAAACAACATAATAAACCAAAAAGGAGGGCAAAACCCTATGGAAAAACGTGCTGATGCCAAAGCGGAAATGACCGCCGAGGAAATGAAGAAGCGACTCGATGAACTTGAGGCTGAAAACGCCAAACTCAAGTCCGTCCGTTCCGCTGAAACTGAAACCGCCGAAAACACCGAAACCGAAACCACTGACACCGCCGAAACCGAGGAGAAGAAATCCTGCGGCGATGACAACGAAGAAATGAGGTCGATGATGAAAGAAATCTCCGACAACCTGAAATCCTTTGCCATGCCCAACATTCAGACCACCAAACGCCACTATGACATGAGTGCGGCTCTCGCCTCCTGCCTCACTGGTAAGGGTGCTGAGTACGAACGCGAAATCTCCGCTGACCTCTACAAGCGCAGCGGTCTTTCCGAGGGCGCGAACTCCATCATGATTCCGTTCAACGGCGATGCTCTCCGTGGCATCATGAACACTCGCGAACTCAGCGACTCCGTTGGCAGTGGTGCTGGTCTTGTTTCGCAGGAGAATATGCCGAATATGTTCGTGGACTTCGTCCGTTCTCGCATCGGCGTGAAAGATGCCACGTTCCTCACTGGTCTGACTGGCGCGCCCGTGACCATTCCTGCGCAGACCTCTGACACCACTGTCGCATGGGTCAGCGGTTCTTCCGTCACCACCGACACCAATGCCGCCGTTGAGGAAACCACGCCTGTCATCGGCGATGTGACCCTCACTCCGCACAAACTCGGTGGATTCACCACTGTCGGCAAAGACATGATTCTCATGGGCAACCCTGACGCGACCGCCATCACGATGCGTTCCCTCCTCGCCAATGTCGCTCACAAACTCGGCACTACGATGCTCAAGGGCAACGTCAGCCCTGAAATCACTGGTGTCGCGACCGCGACTGGCGTTCAGACCAAGGTCATCGCTACGATGGCGAGTGCGACTTGGGCGAACTTCACCGACATGATTGGCAAGGTCGAGGGGCTTGAATGGGATGGCGAACAGTCTTTCGTCATGTCTGCCTCTGACAATGCCCTGCTCAAGTCCATCGCCAAGGGCAACTACGGCAGTGGCTTCATCGTTGAGGATGGCTACCTCGATGGACGCAGAGTCTATGTCGATGGCTCTCTCTCCAGTGGCGATATCTTCCTCGGTGACTTCTCGAACGTGGTTGTCGGTCAGTGGGGCGGCATCGAACTGTTCGTTGACCCCTACACGCTTGCCACCGCAGGCAGTGTCCGTGTCATCGTCAGCCTCGTCTGCGATATCGGCATCCTCCGTCCGAACACCTTTGTGATGCGCACTGCATCCTGAGTTCGACACTCCGTCATTCCCCACTGGTTTCCTTATTGTCCAGTGGGGGATGAACTTAACAAAACGAGGTGAATCCATGCTGAGAGTTCTGAAAGACTGCATCCTGCACGGCGAGAGTGTGCATGAGGGCGAACGTTTCTGCGAAATTGACTTCGATGAGGCTGACATTCAGGTCATCGTTGGGGCAGGATATGCCGAGTTCTGCGATGACGTTGCCGAAGAGGAAGACGAACCCATCGCCGAAGACCCCGAAGATTTCGCCGTTGAACCTGTCAAGCCAGTGAAGAAGACCACGGCGAAGAAGAAAGCCACCAAGAAGACCGCGAAATAAGGCATCTCCCATGAATCCGTTTGAACAAGCCACGATAGACATGATGACGAACCCTGACTTCGGTGAACTCTGCATCGTTGGAGGGGCTACTGTCACTTGTGTCTGCTCTGAACTCACCGAGGCGGCGGTTCTTACGGAGTTCGGCGATGATGCAGGGGAATCATTCTATCTCCGTATCGAGGGCAGACTGCTCTCCACGCCACCGAAGAAATATGACAAAATCACGTTCCGTGGCGTGACGTACAAGATTGACAGATGTGAACTCGATTCCGCAGGGCTTGTCTACCGCATCTATTTGAAATCCCTTTCGAGCAGGAGCAGTTGACATGGCTTCTTTCATGGAAAAGTCTGCCGTTCAACTGAAATTTGAACTTGGTGTGTTTGAAACCAACCTCAAGTACTTTCAGGACGAAACGGACGATGCAAGCCGTAAGGTTGTAATGGCAGGGGCTGCTGCATGGGCTACCACCGCGCAACGTCATACGCCTCCATCCCTCGGTCAGCAGGACATTTCTCCGTCTTTCTATGAGTCGGTCGAACTGGACTACGTTCCTGAAAAGGGAACACGCACTGGTGGTATGCGTATGTACTTCAACCTCCGCAAAGCCATCAAGAACCCCAACACGCATCGTTGGAAAAAGATGTTTGGAGCGTGGTTGCGCGAGGGGTATGAGTATGCGGTTGTCATCAAGTCCAAGGCGAAACAACGCAAGGGAAGATGGATGTATATCAAGCCTCTGCATACTGGCAGTCTTGTCACTCGGTATGACCGAGAGGATTACCGAGGCTTGATGCGCGCAGGATGGGGGCTTGGATTCCTCGCTCAGACTGGCTCAGTTCCTCCAGTCTTCCGCAAGTATCTTCAACGCAGACCAGTCATTGAGCGTATGCAAGGATACTGCAACGTGTTTTTGGATATGGATGAAATATCTGCAACTGTTACCAATGGTTTTGTTGATGGCACAGAGGGCTTTATCGCAGGGCTGAAAATCTCTGCCGATATCGCCTCGCTCCGTGCGATGAACCGAGAGATGGAAAGCCATCTCAAAAAGAAATGGGATTTGTAAATGTTTGTCATTGACCCTGCCAAACTTCTGCCTCTATTCAACCTCTCCGCTGATGGCGTGACGAAAAGCACGTCCTTTGACCTCGATGTGGCACAGAACGGAGCAGGGTCTTTCGTTGTGTCCGTTGGTGCGGTCACTGTCGCGAATCAGGGCTTGCCTGACTACTGGGTTGACCTTGTCATCGCAGGGCTGACGTTCCCTGAAAATGACCCTGACAAGAGCATCATCCTCAATATGCACGCAGAGGCTCTCAACACAGTCTGCTCTTGGAGTCCTGACTACATCTCGTCTGTGCTTGAACTTGTCAACCCTGCCGCCGTTGTCGGCATCATCAACATCGCATCCACTTTCAACTATGACGGACAGACGAACATCTTCCGCATCACGCTCCGTCTTGCCACCACTGGTGCATATCTGACCTACTACGAACGCGAACTGCCAGTCTACGAGGTGGACGATGCAGGGAACGGCATCACATATCTCCGCTTTGCAAACACCTCGCCGTGCGCAGTTCAGCGCATCACGCGAGTTCAATCTTTTGCTGAGGATGGAGGAGTCCGTGTTTCCACCACTCGCGAGGTTGCCATTGGTGACTGGGCGAACAGGCATGAACTGGACTACTACCCCATCAATCAGCCGATTCCAGTGGCACAATCATAACAAAACATAAAAAGGGAGGGCTTCATTATGGCTCGTCAATTCGGTATCATCTCCGCTCCAAGCGGAACTATCACCTCTATGGTTGTCAACGGCGTGACCAAGTCCAACACGGTCGAAACGGCTCAAGCGCGTGACGAGAGTGGCAAGGTCATCGACTTTCAGGCGTACTCCAAGACCATCACGCTGACCATCCGTGGTCTGCTCGATGCCTCCGCTCCTGCGGTGGATGCAGGGTCTGTGGTTGTCATCAGCGGTTCGACTTGCCTCATCACGTCTGCCGAACTCACCGAGAGCAACACCGCTTTCGTTGAGTACTCCATCACCGCGACCACGTCTGATGACTGTGTTCCTGTGGCATACGATGCCGACTGAGTGAGGATTCGCCATGTCCGTCACGGCTGAGGACAAAGTCAGACTTGCCTCTTCAACGGAGTTTCAGCAGTTCCTCGCTGATGACCCTGAAATGCAGACTCTTGAGGCATCGCAGATTGACTACGATGTTGAAAAGTCCATGCTTTGGGAAACTCTCGGTGGAACGCATCGAATCTGCGGTGTGGAGGTAAGCCCCATCACTCCTGCGATATGGTGCTTTATGTGGCTTACGCATAACGCACTCTGCACTGGGAAAGCCCCAGTCTTGCAGGACGTGGCGAACGCTTTTTATCTGCTTACGCATAACCTCAACGAGTTCCATTTTGACACGTTTGAGGAAAAAGCGAGGCAGTTTGCAGAGAGCATCAATCTGTCGAAAGACGATATTGTGACCGCATGGGAAGAGATGGTTGACATGGTGGAACGCATGAACTCTCCACTGAGGATGTTGCCTCAAGCCGAAAGCGCATCCAAGCGTGGAGAAGAGCCAGTGTTTGACACCGACTGGTTTTTGTCCGTCTGCTCGATTGCCGCAAGCGAGGCGAACGTCACGATGGATGAAATCGCTTGCCATTATCCCCTCTCTGCGGTCTATGGTCTGCTTGTCATCAGGGCGAGGAAAGCCAACCCTGACTCCTGCATCAGCAGACACACCCCTGAGTATGTCGGCAAACGGATGCTTGAACGCACGGAAGAACTGATTGAAGAGTTCCTGAACAAAGACAAGAAAGCGAGTTGATATATGTCTGTCGAGGGTAAAATCACTCTGCGCAAAGAGCAGTACATTAAGGAACTCAACGCAGTCCGTAATGAAACGAACGCCGCTGCGAAAGAGATGCAGCAGGGCGTGAAGCAGTACGGCACGGAAATCAATAAGGCTGGTATCGCCACGCGATTCATCTCTGCCGAGGCAGGGAGTTCGATTGTTTCTTTGGGGCGCGCATTTCAAGTGCTTGCTGCCGGCCCAATCGCCATTGTCACTGCCGCCATCGCAGGAATCGCCGTTGTGCTGAAAAAGGTCAATGACCAACTGACCACATCCACCGAGGAATATAACCTCATCCTCGAAAAGAAAGCCTCCCTGCAAAAGAAAGACGTTGACAACATGACGAAACAACAGTCTGAGGAAGACGGACTGCTGAAACGCCTTGTCGAACTGAATGAGCAGGAATCCAAGACCAACGAGGAAAACGATGAGGCGATTCGCCTGACCCATATCCTCGCAGGGCGGTACAAAGACCTCGGCATTGAGATTGATGGCACTACTGGTCAGTTCAAAGACCTTGCCGATGCCATGCGCAGAATCAACGAGGAGCAGAAGAAACAGAAACTCGATGCTCTCGCCAATGAACTCGCCACGCTCCAAAGCAAGTCTGATGCTCTCGCAAAGGACAAGTTCAAAGGAGGCAAACTCAATCGCGCACTCGACTGGATGAACTCTGCCCTCGGTGGTACTGACGTAGGCAAGAAAGAGGGCGAGAACTACGTCAAGAAAACCTATGAGGAACGGCTTGACTATGCGCGAAAGATGATGGAAAGTGGGCTGACCACCGAGGAGGACATTAACTTTTGGGCTGACGAAGCGGAGCGGATGCAGGAAATCATCAAACTTGAAAAAGAGATGCTTGACCTGAGGCGAGGAGATACAGATGAACTGAAAGAAAAGTCCGTGGAATCTCGCAAGGTTGCCGATGCCGAGGAAGAGGCTTGGAAGAAACGTGTTGCCGAACTCGATGAGGAGGCGAAGAAACAAGCCGAGATGGACAAAAAGCACGGCGAGGAACTCGCACGGCAACTGGAGAAAGAGCAACAGATTGCCGAGGCGATGCAGAAGGGAATCGAGCAACGCCGTGTTGCAGACCTCGCAGGAATCGGTTTCTCCGCTTTGCGTAAAAGTGGAAGAGGCTATGAGGCTGACTGGCGCGAAGCGGTCTATCAGGAAAGCATGGCGCGTGGCGAGGAACTGGATGCCGACTCCATCTCCGACATCAAGAAGCGTGTCCGTATGCGTAGGGCATTGGACTCCCTCTCCATCGCATCCCCAGTGGACTATGCACCTCGCGTGAACTCTCTGATTGCAAGGGGCGGTTCTGCTCAGGCGATGCAGATGCCGAAAGTCGAGGACTTGCAGAGCAGAACTCTTACTTCCGTTGCGAAAATTCAGCAGATTACCTCGCGTATTCTTTCAAACATTGACGAAATGACCACAACATAAAAGGATTGCTCATTATGGCACTGACTGAAATTTATCAAGGTCGAGTCACCGAACGAGATAACAGTGGGATCACCACTTCCGTCACCTATAGCGGAACGCACACCGACTGCGTTGAGTTCATGCAGAACAACACCATCGGCGCGACCTATGCAGGGCTTGGAAGACTCTCTTCCATTTCCATCTCGCAGCAGGGCGGTTCAATCTACAACGTCACTGCGAAATATCTCAATGCGAACGGAACGAGCGGTGGCGGTTCAGGTGGCACTGAGGTTGTTCAGCCTGACTACTCGTTCGGCGAATATTCCGCGACCATTGACGGCTCGATGCTCTCGACTCCGTTGGAGCAACATCCGTCCTACCGCAAGAACTGGAACTACTATCTCATCGGCAGATGCAAGAAACCGCCTGAAACCACACCGCCGACCGCACCGACTCTTCCTCAAGACCCCACTTGGTGGTCTACTGCTACCGCATCCACTGTCATGAGCGCGGCAGACCAAGTCACCTATCGTTGGGTCGAGCATGAGAGCGAAACTCCTCTTGAGGACGATTATGTGTGGGTTGTCATGCACACTCCGACCATGGCAGGATTCCAAAACTATGACCGTGCGCTCTATACCGAAACCGAGGGTGTCCGTTGCCAGTCCTATGCGGATGCACTCGCCATCGTTGGGAGCAAGCTGAACAAGCGCGGAACACCGACTTATCCAAGTGGCGGCATGAGCGGATTCACGTCAGGCTACTGGAAATGCGACCGCGCCACCATCAGTTGGAGCGGTGAATACTGGCTTGCCACGCTGACATGGACATACAGTCCTGACGGATGGAACGCCACGCTCTATGCGGCTGCAACGTGAGGTGAAGCATGAGTTCGTTACCGAGAAAATCTGTCACTGGTCTTCCTCTCAAAAAGTATGTCCTCGACACGCTGAATGGGTTAATTGACTACTGCCACACCCACCGCATCAAAGCAGGGAAAGGCATTGACGTGCGCGAAACCGCATCAGGGTATGTCATCGGTCTTGCTCAACCTCCATCCAATCCACCGCAAGTGCTGAACGCAGGAGGCGGTGCTGACGGCATCGAGGCGAGTGTCACTGGAGGAACTGCATCCATTGCGCTGACTGGTGGAACTGGTTCTGTCAATCTTGTAGGAACTGGTGCAGTCACCATTACCAGAAATACGACCACTGGAGATATTGAAATCAATGCGACTGGTAGCACGTCTTCTGTCGGATTTCCTGATTATACATCTAATAAGGTAAGCGCAAACGCCATCGTTCTTGATACGACTTATGGCGCGTATGCTTTTCCAGTTTGGGTCGTTGGCTATATGTACACTGAATATGACAACGCTGACACTCAGATTGGAAACATTTGGGTTGACTTTTATGAAAATGGCGTTTCCGCAGGAGGCATCCATCTGTTTGACGTGAGAGTTCCTGACGATATAAATGGTGAACAAGGGCTTGCTCAAATTCCATTGCTACTTCCGATTCCTTCAGGGCTAAGTTTTAAGTTTACAAATCAAAATTCGTTTGGTCAAATCCAAGCATATATCCACAACTGCGTTTAACAAATAAAAAACATAAAAGGGAGGCTTTACATGGCTACTGTTTACTATGACCGTTGGGGCGGCTATCAGGGGGAAAACCCTGCACCGCCGACCGAGAAACTTCCGTACATCGTTGAAGAAGCCGGAGGCGGCATCACTTACATTTGTTTCACGCCTGACGATGCGAACGGCAATCGCGTGGTGAAGCGCATCACCGAGGTCAGCACTGGCAGTGCTACCACTACCACGATTGAACACGCTTACGGCGCGTGGGCAGACCGCGCTTCTCTCACCTACTACCCCATCAACGAGGCAATCCCTGTGACCGTGGAGGAATAAACCATGAAATACTACGAAGACCCCATTCTTGGCAAAGGTCGCGCCGCTGACATCAGCGGTGGAACTGGTGGCAGTGGTACTACCTACATCGGTGGATTCGCCATCGGCATTTCCGGCGATACCATCAGCAGACTGCGCTATATGCCTATTGAATCTGTGACTGGCAACTCCGTCACGCTTCAGGCAGGTCACGCTTACAAAGCCTACGCCACTTCGACCGCTATTACGCTCAATACCGAAACTGTTCCTGAGGGGCAGTTCGGTCTTGAGGGGCATATCGAAATCTATGTTGCCGGAACTGGTTACGTTGTCACTGGCACTAACGTGGTTCTTGCCAATGCTCTCGAACCGGATTCCGTAAACAACTGCACCCTGCGTTTTCACGATGGGGTGTGTATCATCAGTGTCGAAGACCACGTCGCAGGCTACATCGTCGTCAACGGCTCCACGGCAGGCGACGGCTCTCTCTACTACGGCATCACCACCTCGACAAATGACTACGTTGCTTTCGACGCTTCATTGAACGGGCAGACCATTCCGCTTGCCGGAGCAACCGCAGAGGGAGAAAAACACATTGTCGGAAACGGCTATTCCGAAACCACTATCACGGGCGCGGTGAACTGCGGAACGAGCAAATTCACGGTCGCAAACCTCGGCTTGAACAATGTTCAAATTACGGGCGGCGTTATGACCTTCGGCGATGCGTTCATTCCGTCCGGCTCAACCGTTGCAGTCAGCGGCGGTGGGCTTGCGGTGGAAAAAGTCACAGGCGCGGGAGAATCGAGCGTGATTGACCTCAACCACACGCAAGCGTTCTCTGCACAAGGTGCCTGGAATAATTGCGTTGTATCCGGCGTGACGATTACGGGCGGTTATAAAAGCGGAAACGGCGGTATCGGAATCATACAGTATTCGAAACAAACGTATGTCAACTGCGTTTTCAGCGGAAATACCGCAACCGCGAATGGCGGTGCCTTCCGAATTTCGACTAATTCTATCGTTACATTTGATGGATGCACGTTCGTCGATAACAGCGCGGCATCCTATGGCGGAAACAGCTTGTCTGTCGCGGCGCATGCAGTTGCGCCCGTTATTCGCAACTGCAAGCTATTAGACACGGATACATCTGTTTTAGTCGACCTTAATACGGCGGTAACATTTCAGGGTTCCAATACACTGGTCGGAATCGTTAGGTATACTGGCTCTGGCGGTGGCATCGTCACCATTACGAACGGTGCAATCGTTGACCTCACGGGCAACACGAACGCCTCGCCGATTGCTCCGGGAGGTGGAGTTATTGTTGACGGCGGATGCACGGTTATCAACTCCGCTGGTGCTTCCGTCAATATCGCAGGCGGAACTTATACGAAAATCCACAACGACGGCACGGCCGAATAAGGAGGCTTAATATGAAATCGTTTACCATTGACGGAAAAATTTACGATAAGCTCCCCGACCCCTGCAAAGGTGTCAGCCCCATGACCGAAGAACGGTTTGTCGCGCTCGGCGGCACGATTGAGGATGACGGGGAACCCACGCCGGAACATCGCGTCTGCGAGGAATTTTCTGACCTCATCGAAGACCTCGCAAGCAAGACGGACAAGATTACGCCGGAGGAGTTCCTGCAGGCGGCGGCGAACGGCATTTCGTCCAATCTCATCGACTTTGCGCGTGAGCGTGGCGTGCCGGAGGCGGTCATTACCGAGGGGCGTATGCGTATTGTCGAAATCATGGCTGATGCGATGCGGTTCGGCATGACTTGGGCGGAGCTGATTCAAGGCGTGATTCCGCAGGCTGAATGACAATGAAACTCCGCATCGAATATGACCGACTTCCTCCTATTGAGGTTGAGAGGCATCAGCAGGATGACAAGGGCAACATCTTCACGTTGCTCTCCCCTCTCCGCTATGGGGGCGTGGATGTGCCAGTTGGATTTGATTCCGATGGTGCATCAGTGCCTCGCGCGTTGTGGGGCGTTGTCTTTCCTGCCGAAGACAACCGCGCCATGTTCGGTGCGATATTCCATGACTTCTGCTACAGAACCCATCCTGCCACATGGGAAAAGTCGAGCGCAGACACGGCTTTCCGCTATCTGCTCATCGAGGGCGGTGTGCCGAAATTCCGTGCAAACCTCGCCTATTGGGGCGTTAGCATATTCGGTGGTAAAGCATGGAGAGAGGGAAAGAAAAAATGAATCTGACCGACTTTGAAACGGATGTTATTGACCGCCTCGGTCGAATCGAAACCAAGTTGGACAACGATTTCCGCGCACTTCATGGAAATGGGCAGCCGGGATTGATTGAGAAACATGAGAAACTGGAGAGCCGTGTCAAGTCCATTGAGGATGCGATGAAAACCCAGTCAGGCATCGCAGGGAAAGTCATCATCGGCTTTGCGTGGCTCGTCACTACGGCAATCGCGGTCTACAACCTCTTTCGAAAGTAAGGTCAACCATGCTCACGTTCTCTCATGCAGGGCGGTTCGGCGATATTCTCTACTCGTTGTACTTTGCCACGCACTACTCGCATGGTCAGCCGTTCAACCTTGTCCTCAGGACTGGAGTTGAGGCGTATGACCCCAGTGGCAGACCGCACATGATGGAGGTGGAGGATGCGGAGTGGATGACCCCTCTCCTAAAAGCGCAACCCTACATCAATGACGTGCGGATTGCACGGACGAGAGGCGAACTCCCCTTCAACCGAGTCAGACTCGATGTGTTCCGCAGGAACATGGGGCGAATCTGCAAAATGGAAATCCGCAGTTGGTACTATGACAACGGAAGAGTGCCAAGCGGTGAGTTCCATAGACAGGTGCTGACTGTTCCTCCAGTCGAAAAGACAGACCGCATCGCAATCTGCTTCACGCCTCGCTATCGGCAGACGTTCGACTTATCGCCATTAAGCCAGTATCGCGAAAAACTGGTCTTCGTTGGCTTACAATCGGAGCATGAGGCTTTCTGCCGTGACGTGATGCCCTGCGACTACAACCCCTGCCAAAACGCCTTGGAAATGCTTTCTTTCATGACCTCCTGCCGTGGCTTTGTCGGCAACGTCAGCGGAACATTCGCGATGGCTGAGTGTTCCAAGATTCCGCGCATCCTCTGTGTTGCTCCTGATGGTGGGAACGTGAGGGTCTACGGCAACGGCTATGAGGCGAGAAACACCATCGAACTCGACAAAAACATAAAACAACTATTTGGAGAAAGACAATGAAACGAATCCTGCTTGCAACGCTCGTCACCCTCGCACTGACCTCCTGCGGTCACAACCTCGGCACTGTTATCCACGGCAAGTTCACCAATGTCGGCTATGACCCTGAAATCAACAAGATTGGAATCCAGTACGTTGACGGAATCATGATGACTGGCGTGAACAAAGAACTCTCGAAAAACAAACTCAAGTTCATCGACTCTGCCGAGAAAGACGGAATCAAGACCTCGACTACTGTTGAGTACAGTAACGAGAACGGCGCGCAGATTACTGGCTACGGCGTGGATGCCATCAAAGCCTCGAAAGAATGAATCTCTTTGGTTGACATACTGAGGCACTCCACTCAGGCAACGTTGTGAGCCGATGCGCGTGGAGTGAACATCCGACTGGTCAGCCCTGCCAGTTGCGAATCGGCTCTTGGGCAAACATCTCCCTCTGCCCCATCCGTGTCTTTCCTTTCTCACGGATGGGGCTATTAAATTAGTTTATGTGGCTAAACTTTTATGCCGTGGGAGTAAGTCTAAATTTTTTTGAGGCAAAATCTTTCGGTTCGAATCCCATTGGGGATGCCATTTTTATTTTAAATCTGAACTCAAACATAGAGCAAACTGGAACAAATTTTAGCAAAGTGATTATGCCGAGAGAGTATGCCAAATCCTATCTCAGACGTGACTGGATAAGACGTGCCGATGTAAGGTCACGGCTATAGAGGTCTGTGATGCGGTCTGTCTTCTGCCCTGCGATGCCTCGCGTGGCATGGCGAGGAATCTGTGCCTCATCGCATCGAGTGATGAAAGAGTCACGGAAACAGTTGAAACTGATACTCCCTGACTCGTCCTCGGTGATGCCACACCACAGAAGCAACTTGGAAAACCCTCGGTCAATCTCATTCTGCGAACACGGCAGGACATACTCGCTTTTATGGGGCAGAGCATCCAACACGCTCTGCAAGCCTCTATGGATGGGTATGCACACGTCTTTGCGGAAACGTGCGGTCTTCGCAGGGGTCTTGATGATGAGGTCATCGTGAATCTCGCTCCATTTCAGTTTGAACACATCCTTTTTTCGCAGACCAGTCCACCACGCTATCTGTATCGCCTCACGCCAAGGGTAGAGGGCGAGGGCGCGCATCCTGTAATACTCGCCTCGCGTGAACGGACGTTGGACGAGTGTTGAACTCTTACGCACTGGCAGTCGGTCGAACGGCGAGGATTCCATGCCTGAATCGAGCAGGAGGGTCTTGAAAACGTTGTTCAACGCCGACTTCATGTTGTTATAGGACTTTCCGCTGAGGTTGAGGCTATCCATGTAGGCGAAAGCCAGTTCAGACGTTACCTCATCCATGTAGGTGCATTTGATTCCACGCTGAAAGCGTTTCCAGTAGTTCATCGCAGTGATGCCGAGGTCAGTGTACCTCGATGCACGTTCAAGCGCATCGGCAATCTTCAAACGGCGTTTCGCTGTACGTTGAACCGCGACAGTTCCTCCAGTCAGTATCGCCTCAATCTTCGCCGATGCTCTCGCCTCTGCGGATGATTCCTTTGCTCTCCGCATCAAGCGTATCTCAAGAGCCTTGGCAACGTCTTTGTCCGTAGTGCCGAGGTTGACAGTGACGAACTTGTGCCTCAGACCATCAGGAGTCCTTTCCCACGCCTTGTAGTAGGCGTGGTAATATCCCTGCTTTCCGCGAATCCGCAGTGCCATAATCACTCTCCCAGTTTGCGTTTCAGGTCATCCACTTGCTTTTCAAGTTCGAATATCCGTCTGTCACGCTCAAGCAAGGCGCGCTCAAGTTCAAATATCCTCCGTTCATGCTCATCGTTTGCCCTTGCAACATTTGCCTGAATGACTTGGTTGCTCTTTGCGGAAAACGAGTTCAGAGCCTCTTCAATGAGTTCATCGTTATATACCCTCGACTTCTTCGCGTTGAGCAGATTTCTGTTATCACCTGACTCGATGCACCCATCAAGCATGGTCTGTATGAGTATCTTTTCAAGCCCATCAAGCGAGATGTTGAGGCAAGCCGTAAGGTCGAGCCAGTGAGCATAGGGAACTAACGCCCTGCCCATCTCCCATTTGTTCACAGTCTGCTTGCTGACTTTCAGCCACTTTGCCACGTCAATCTGCTTAATGCCGTGGCTTATCCTATAAGACTTTAGATTCGCGTTCATGTTTACCTCCGTGTTGATGGTGCTATAATAAAATACGCCATTTGTAATACATTTTCAACCTCAAAAACGAGAAATTTTGAAAAAATCTGCGAAAAAGTGCCGAAATCCATTTGTATTACTATTTGTGGCGTGGTATATTATGTAAGCTGAAAGGAAACCGACTGAAACCAACCACAGAAAGGATGCCTCACCAACCATGAAAAAGACCACTCGAAAAAACGAGGTGGTTATAGCACGGATTCCTGCCGAACTCAAGTTGAAGATACTCAAGAAAGCACAACGCAGGAACGTTAAGGAATCTGAGATTATTCGCCTCGCCCTCATCTCTTTTTTGGCTAACGAGTAAGCCAAAAGGAAATAGAGTAACCCAAGAAAGGAAAACAAACCCCATGACACTCGAAAACAGAGATGCCCTCATCGAAATCCAGTCGAAAGCCAAGGTCATTTACTGGCTTTGCAAGGGATTGACCGCCTACCTCCCTGACCTCTCCAGTCGCATCCACACGATTGCCGACCTTGCAGGGGAACTTTCCGAGGATTCCTACGAACTCTCCTCCAACGTGGAAAGGAACTCCAATGAGTGACACTATCCTCAACTACATCTTCAACGGATTCTTCGTCATCACTTGCATCTTCACTGTCATCTTCACTGTCATGCTCGTCATGGAGGAGTTCAGGAAATGAGCAACGTCTACTATTCAAACCTCATCGACCCCAAACTGATTGATTCCGTGAATCGCGTTGCAGACGGACTGGAACACATCGCCAGTGCTATCGAAAAACAGACGGAGAGAGCCTACCCTGACTTATCCAAAGAACTGTTCGAACTTGAATGGCAGGGTGGAAAGGATGCAGACCATGACTGACACCGACACCCTCGCCAAATTCGCAGCCGAGGTGGTGCGACTGATTCAGCCCATGCGAGTCGAACCCATCATCCCTCTTGCCGATGCAGCCAAGATGCTCCACGTCAAGCCCTGCACCCTGCGAAACCTCGTTTACCGAAACAAGATTGGATTCATCGTGGATGGAAAGCAGTACTTCTTCAAGGTTGCCGACCTCAACGAGTACATCAATCAGCACTACA